ATGAAAATTACAAAACGCTTAATAAGCTATATTCGCGTCGTGAAAAAAGAATTTTGTTTAGGTACCATCTTACTTTTTGTATCAGTTTTGGGGATACAACTAGCACCTTTAATTATTCGGTATATTGTTGATGAGTTATTGACACCGATTTTGCAACAAAATTCAGTTGTTTTAGGCACTTTATTAATGTTTAGTGCTTTGTATATAGGTGTCGTGTTAGTATCTAATGTCATTGGCTATGTGTCTAGCATATTATTAATGGATTGTGCTAATCGTATAGCGGAACATTTGAGAAATGAAACTTATGATAAAATGCAAACATTGCCTATTTCTTATTTTGATGATAAGCCTGCTGGAAAAATTTCATCTCGCATAGTGAATAATACAGAAACATTACGTTCTAATTTCTACGTGACGTTATCGTCGCAAATGCTATTAAATGCTACTATTGTTGTTATTATTTATACGATTATATTTATATTAAATATTTGGGTGGGCTTAATTCTTTTGTTATTAATACCTATATTATATGTATGGCAAAAAGTATTTAGCAAAAAAACAATAAAAGCATTGAATGATTATTATGAATTTGAAAGTGAAATTAATACTCAAGTTAATGAAGTCATGCAGGGAAGTGCCGTTTTACAGCTGTTTCATCAAGAAAAAGCGACGTTCAATAGATTTGAAAACTCTTCAGAAAAAATGTTGAGTTCACAAAAAGCATTTATTAAAATCCATTCGATTTTATCGTGGAGCTTGGTTGAGTTAATAAAACGTTTCGTACTGACTGGATTAATTGCCTATATTGGATACCAGTATTTAGGTGGCATGTTAGATGCATCTATTGGATTACTATTTGCCTATGTTAATTATGTAGAACGTTTATTTAGCACCATAGGGAATATGGTTAGACTACTGCCTATTATGCAACAGTCACTAGCAACTGGAAGACGTGTGTTTGAATTGTTAGATGCCCCTAGTCAAACCGACAGCACAATTCCTTTACAATCACGAGATGGCGTAGTGATTTTCGATAGAGTGTCCTTTGGATATAATCCAGAGCATCTGGTGTTAAAAGATATTACATTTAAAGCAAATAAAGGAGAAACAATCGCTTTAGTTGGACACACTGGTTCAGGAAAAAGTTCGATCATTAATTTGTTATTCCGTTTCTATGATGCTCAACAAGGTCATATATATATTGACGGGCAAGACATTCAACAGTACAATCGAGAAAGTGTACGAGCAGATATGGGTATCGTGTTGCAAGATCCGTATTTATTTACTGGTACAGTAAAAAGTAATATAACTATGAATAACAAAGAAATTACAGAAGATCAAGCTATGGAGGCATTAATTAAAGTTGGTGGATCTGAAATGTTGAGTCGTTTCAGTAAAGGAATAGAAGAGCCTGTTGTTGAGAAAGGGAATACCTTTTCAAGTGGAGAGCGGCAACTTATTTCTTTTGCAAGAACATTAGCAAGTAATCCAAAAATATTAATTTTAGATGAAGCAACCTCACATATTGATACGGAAACAGAGAATATTATTCAACATGCCATGGATGTTGTAAAACAAGGGAGAACAACATTCATTATTGCACACCGTTTGTCAACTATTCAAAATGCTGATTGCATTTTAGTCTTACATGAAGGGTGTATTGTTGAACGAGGAACACATCAAGAATTATTAACATTAAATGGAAAATATGCTGAAATGTATCGTATGCAGCAAAAAATAGCATAAAATATGTGAACATAAAGATATTTTAGACGATACAGTTGAGTCAATAGGGACTGGGAAAAATGTCTTAACAATAAAAAACGCTTATAATGACGTTATCAGAAACATTGATTTTAAGCAGTTCTCAAATTTTAATCGAAAGAATAAAATTTTAGTTTTTTCCCAGTCCCTATTTTTTGTATAAAAAAGAAAATTTTTTCGTTATGAGTGTTAAATTAAGCAATATATGATTATTTTGCTTGAGATAAATAGAATGGTTAGTATATAGTAAGTTTCGTAGGAATACATATTTATTAAGAAAAGAGATTTTTAGTTTTGTTCTCTATTTTTTTAAGATGTGTGCACTAATAGATAGAGGCGTTAAATTTTAAATACTATTGGTAAAAAATCGTGTTGGGAAAATGCCAACACGATTTTTTGTACACTTGATTAAAGGTATTTATAAAGGATAGATATTGTTTGGAATAAAGTGAAATCTTAGATTATAGATAGTATTATCGTTAAATACTAGGCGTACATGTTGAGGTGACAATTGCTCAAAATTTTCTTCAGGTCAATGTTATCTACTTCAAAATTTTTTACTGTATGCCATGCTTGTAAACTAGAAAAACCATAATTAAATGTTAAAAAGTTGACTAAACGCATACGTAATGCAGCATAACTCATTTGAAATTCGTGACATAGACTTTTAAAATTCATGCTTAAATTAATATGATATTCTAAAGCATCATCATTTGCCATCAATAGACTAGCCCCTATATTTGCTTCTAATTCTTTTGGAATGTCTTGTTGAGTGTAACTAGATTTATCGACTAATTCCGCAAAAAATTGTGTGCCGTCTAAATAATGTCCTAAGATAAAATGATTAATTTCATGTGCAATAGAATAATTGATACGCCCAATATTTGTTGAATTTCCGTTGTAACAAATAATTGCGGAATTATCAACTATTGTGATATTAGCCCAAAATTTCTTTTGGCTAATTCTCCCCATTGAAAGTTTGTGAATTTCAAAATCATAAACTTCAATGCAGTATTGTTGATAGTGAAAGTGCCTTAAACTTTCGAGTGGGAGATTAAAGTATTCAGCAACAGTATACATAAACTCATGTACCTTGATAGATATTTTTTCATAAATATGTTCAATCTTATTATTCAAGTTGTTTCCCCATTTACATTGCCTATTTATTTTTTTGATTTTTTTGCTCTAATACGTTCAGCAATAAATCTACTCATTGCTGCCATTTCTTCTTCAAATTCTCTTTTTTCACTATCAGTTAAATCAGAAGTGTCTACGCGGAAAAATTGTGCATAGGTTTGGTGTGTACTTGAGTGTTCTCTGCCGAGTAAGTAGTCTGTAGACACATTGAAAAAGTCTGCAACTGCTTGAATTTTGTCTATAGATGGTTTTACTTTTTTCCAGCCATAAATTGACTTTTCGGCAAAACCAAGAGAAGTCGCCAAGTCACTTAGGGAAATGCCACGTTTATCTGCTAATTCTTTTAAACGTTCAAACATGAATGAATCAACCTTTCTTTTTAAAAGTATTATATTTTGAACTTTTCTATTGACAAAAGGTATAAAATATTGTACTATACATAGTGTCATACGAAATAGCTAAAAAAGTTAAATATATATTGAAATAGAGTAAAGATAGTTATTAAAATATGGTTTAACTTTATCTTGATAGTACAATATTTTGTAAATTTTGTCAATCGTTTTAGCTATTCATATATATTTGTAGTATAAATAAAAATAGGTGGTGAGTGTGGGGAAAACTATTATATGGACAATAAACTATAGAAATTAGATGTTTTATATAAAATAGAGAAAAAGTGGAAATATAAATATAAAGTGTTATATAAGAGAAGGAGAGGGTAAATATGTCATTTCAAGTAAAAAGTCTGCACAATTATCATGTGCAAACACAAGAAGATTACTATGCTTTAATGCAAGAATTAGAGGAATTAGGGTATATGTGGACAAGTGAAGACGTTCCTACGACATTTAATTATTGGGAAATTCATAGAGAAAATACGCTTATTGTTGTGAGAAAACAACATATAAAATGTGTTAATAAACTATGGTTTTCAAAAGTCTATCCAGATAAACCAATCAAAAGGTATTATGCAACATATTATGGAGAACATTTACATAGGACGGAAACACACTTAGGAAGATCATGTGTAGATGACTTATTGCATATTTCTAAAGTTGAAGATATTCATACTTTGCAAGAAATGAAGAAAATCATTGATCAATTGATTTTAGAGTACGAGCATTGTTTGGGAGGTACAAGATGAAAAACAGAAAAATCATTTTTTTAATTGGAGTTGTGTGTATTCTCATTAGTGCGTGGATATTTAGTGAGAAACCTAAACTATCGGTGCATTATAAGGCGTATTATTTAATACGTGATGAGAATGGGATTGTTTGGATAGGGGATAAACCGGGACAAAAACAAGCCATTTATGGTCGATGCTTGTGTGGGGAGGATTAAATGGATAAAGAAGAATTGCAAGCCGTAAGGAATTTATGCTGTGCCGTTGTTGAACAGGCGATTATAGATTATAAGCAAGCGTTAAAATTTTTGTTGTTGGAGCAAGCTGTTGATTCTCATTTCCAATTGAAAGATACTGAGAAAGAACAAGGCAATGAGCATTGGAGAATGAAACAAACATGTGAATATTTTTTTAGACATAATGAGTTGTGTCGATTAGTTGTGAGGTACAATCCTCAAAAAGTGATACATCATATTAGAAAGCAGGTACTAGAGTTATGCGAAATGTAAAGAAAGATTGGCGATACCACAATACAGAATTGTTATTAAGCAAATATCGTTTATTAAAAAAACATTGTCAGACAATTGTTGAGGACTTGGAAATTTATGAAGATTCTGTCTATAATCTTGAAGAATTAACATTACATGCTTTGATGAAACATAAAGTAAAAACGGCAAAAATGCTTGACTATTTTGAAAATGCTCTTGAAAGTTATCGAATATTATGCGTTAAAACAGAAACTGGAAAGAGAAGATTCAATATTGTTTATCATTTGTATATTAGTGGTATTCAGATGAGTCAAAAAGAGATTGCTGAATATTACAATATAGATAGAACAACAATTTTTCGTAACCGACGGAAATTTATTCACGACCTTTCATTTGTATTGTGGGGACTTGATGAGTGCAGTACTAATAATTCGCTTAATGTTTTTATAGGATAAAGATTTGTATGTTTTCGTAATATAAGAGAGGAAATACCTTAGAGCATGCTCTAATTTTCTTAGACGTAAACACTATAAATTCCACATAGAAAGGCTAAATGATTTAAATTAAAATAAAAGAGTTCAGCCATCAAAAAATTAGGATATAGAATAGTTGAGGAAAAATTTTGTGCATTTTTCTATTATAAAAGAACGGTGTATGGTGCTGTATTATTAGTGACTGCAACAAAAGTGCAACATGCAATAAGGTATACTGATAATGTAGGTAGGAAGTGCTAAATTTACTGTATGTATAATGTGCAGTGATGTCGGTACTTAGCTCCAATACTACACTTGTAGTACAATATATAGTACTTGTGCTATTAAGGGAATAGTAGTATAGGTAAGGTGCATAACTGAGAGGAAAGGGTTTATGCAACAAAAGTGCAACATGCAATAAGGTATACTGATAATGTAGGTAAGAAGTGCTAAATTTACTGTATGTATAATGTGCAGTGATGTCGGTGCTTAGCGCCAATACTACACTTGTAGTACAAGATATAGTACTTGTACTATTAAGGGAATAGCCGTATAGGTAAGGTGCATAACTGAGAGGAAAAGGTTTATGCAACAAAAGTGCAACATGCAATAAGGTATACTGATAATATAGGTAGGAAGTGCTAAATTTACTGTATGTATAATGTGCAGTGATGTTGGTGCTTAGCGCCAATACTACACTTGTAGTACAAGATATAGTACTTGTGCTATTAAGGGAATAGTAGTATAGGTAAGGTGCATAACTGAGAGGAAAGGGTTTATGCAACAAAAGTGCAACATGCAATAAGGTATACTGATAATGTAGGTAAGGAGTGCTAAATTTACTGTATGTATAATGTGCAGTGATGTTGGTTCGTAGACCAATATTACACTTAAAGTATGAAATATAATACTTTTTTTGTTGGTAACAGTATTGAAAGATAAAAAAGAGTGTTGTGTAACAAAGGTAAATACTGTAAAGAGAAACAATGAGGTTTCTTTAATGTGTTTATATATACATTATAGATAGCGGTGAACTGTCCAAGCATTGAAGACATAAAAAGCTATGGAATTAGTAGTCGGACGACTTTAAACATGGGGGAATATGAAAAAGCAACAATTACATAATGGTGTTCAAATGATTGATGTAACGGAAACTGCAGTTCCTAAGCAATCACATACTATAAAAAAATACACTGATGCAGAAGTTGATGCCATTATTAAGAAAAAATATGCAAAGTGGCAATCAAGTCAAACAGCACAATTAGTGAGTGTACATAAATCTAATGTTAACAATGATCCGTCGATCGTATGTGAGAAGATGTTATCTAAATATGGTGTGAAACGTGTTCAAAGGGAGCTGTTTATTCAAGTTCAGCAACTAGTGTATAAATGTATTGATATGACTTGTGGGTGTTCAGTAATAGATAAAGCTAGTATGGAGAATTCAATTCAAGATATTCAAAAATTGTGGATAGTATTAAAAGAAAAAATGGATAGTTAGATGTTAAGCATAGACTTAAAAGAAGTAATAGAAACTATATAGAAACAGATTTGAAATGTATTTTTATGATTGAAAATAGTGATGTCTTAAACTGAATAATACTTAAAAAGTTAATAGGAACAAAATAATAGGTGAAATACATGATTAGTGATACGGAGTGATATATATCTATTGTATGAATGTTTTAAGTTTATTTGTTTGTCCACTTTAAATTAAAAAAGACTAGGAGTGTGAAGCAAGTTTGATAAGTATAAAATCTGAAATATTTACAGAATTATCTCGTGTATTGCAGTCACTTCATATTAAAGTATATGATTATTACCCTGATGAAATTGAACAGTTTCCTTTAGTTGTTTATTTAGAGGAAAACAATATTCCACATGAGATTATTGACAATCAGGAAGTCACTTGTGAATTGACGTACCGTGTAGATATTTGGTCAAATGCTTCTGATAGTGAAGTGATTACAGCAATTAATGCAGTGTTTACAAAATTTGGTTTTAGACGCTTATTATGTTCTGATGTTCCAAATGTATCAGGATTAAAGCAAAAAATAATAAAATTTACAGGAATTGTAGATAAAACTACGAAATTAGTACATAACAATTAGGAGGAAATTTATGTTAGCAAACGGAATTACATTACATTTTGGTGAAACAAAAGATGCCATTACAACACTTTTATCAGGTTTAAAAGAAGTACCAGAATTTGGCGTTGAACCTGAGAAAGTTGAAAATACAACTTTAGCGGACAAAGTGAAAAAATATGAAAATGGAATTGGAGATGCTGGGGACTTAGAGTATAAATTTAAGCATACAAATGATAGTGAGCATGCAACATTCCGCATTATTCGTAAAGCACAAGAAAGTCAAAAAACATTATGGTTTAAACAAACTTATCCAGATGGGACAACAGTTACGTTTAGTGGAGCACCATCTGTGAAAGTTGGTGGCGGTGGCGTGAATGCCGTTATTGAATCAACTGTTAAAATTGCATTAAATTCTGAATTTATTTGGGCAGATCCAGCAAGTTTATAAATTTAAGAAAATAGAGGAGAAATAAGATGACACAGACAAAACAACCGTATTATATTTGGACAGTAGGCGATAAAGCATTAAAGTTACGTTTGACAAATAAAAATATTATAGATTTAGAGAAAGAATATGAAGGAAATTTATTTAAATTATTAAATGATATTCCACCACTTCATGTGATGTTAAATATTATTACTAAGGCTTCTGAACGTTTCAATCATGGAGAAACAAAGGATAGTATTAGTGAATTTTATGAGGAATATGTTGACAATGGAGGCTCTCAATTAGAGTTATTTACAGTGGTTATTATGGGAGTTTTTGGTGTATCAGGTTTTTTCTCCGAGAAGATGAAAACAGAGATGTCAAGCAAATTACAAGAAGTCGCCGAAACAATCTAAAATCATTAGTAGATCTGATTAGCGATGTTTATCCTCAAGCCTTAGATGCGGGGATAAGCATCGCTCTTTTTTGGGAGAGTAGTTTAGATGAGGTAGTTGATATGATTGATTCGTATAATCGACAAAAATTGTCTAAACAGCGTGAACAAGCATTGTTAAATGAAGTATTGGCAATTCAAATTGGTAATTTTGTGGGTTCTATGTTTTCTAAGCAGATTAAGATTAGGAATGTTAGAGAATTATTGCCGGCACTTTTTGAAGAAGAAAATCAACAGGAGTGGCAATGGCAAGAACATATGCAAAAAATGAGAGAGTTTACCGCTCGTCATAATCAAAGGAGAAAGGAGATGGATTGATGGCTTCAGGTGTAAATGAATTATTCAAGATAGAAACAGCCGCATATATTAAGGCTATGGAACAAGTAAGACAGCAAGTTAATGCTGTAAAGGATGCTATGAATGAGTTAAAAGGAGTAGTAGAAAATTTAAACATTGTAAAGTATTTATCAGAAATTGGTGGATATAGTATACAAATGGCTCTTGAAGTGAGTGCAGCTATAAATCAAATTAAACTGACTATGGAAGAATCAACTCAGGCATTTTTAAAGTGGGGAGAAATAATTAGTTTAATATCTCAGGCAGTTATAAATGAGATACAACAATTTGCCGAAAAATTACAAGAAGTAGTAGAAATTTTTATTACGTGTATACAATCATGTATTAGAGGAGTACAAGAATTAGACTTACTGGTAGCATCACTAACGATTCTGAATAGTATTGTACAAGATAGTATAACCGTATTGAATATTTTACAATCTGCAGTAGATGAGATAAAAGAAAAAATATATCTGTTGGTTGAAGTACTAAAGAGTTTGGTTGTCGTTGATTTTTCCCCAATGGTAAAAGGGTTAATGTCATTTCTTTGTGGAGTACCAGCTTGTTTATCAGTTGTTATTGAAAAATTGGAATATTTTTTGAATAATATTTTAATTCCTCTATCAAAACTAGGGTGTCCTGAAAAAATAATATCATTTTTTAACTGTTTAAACTCTAAATTAAAAGAAACAACTAGTGGAGTAGATGTGTTTAAAGATCCTATAAAATGGTTGACAGATAAATTTTTTGACTATATTTCTAAATGGACTGGTGGAAATACGATTATATCAGATCTATCTAAGTTGATATCTATTTTAAGAAAAACTGGAGATTGGTGTAAGGAACTAAAGCCTATTTTAGACATTCTTATTCCTGTAATAGAAATATTTATGGGATTGTGGAAAGGGATTGAAATTTTATCTTTTATTGGACAAGCAGGCGGCTTGATGAATGCAATAAAACAAATAGGTGACGCAATAAAAGCTGCAACAATTACAAAAATAAAAGATAAACTAGAAACAATCCAATTGAATTTAATGTATGCAGCAGATGCTATTGCTAAAGGAGCAAGTACTGTGGCAACAGGTGCTCTAACAGCGGCTACGGTGTTATTAACTACTGCGATGACTGTTTTAACAAGTCCAATTACTTTAATTATAGCTGCAATAGCAGCATTAGTTGCTGTGGGATATTTACTTGTTACAAACTGGGATACAGTTTGTGCAGTAGCCACTCAAGTATGGCAAATGATTTGTGATTTTATTGGAGGTGTTTGTCAGGCTATTGCAGACTTTTTTGTTGGTCTGTGGAATGGTCTAGTTGAAACTTTCCAAGGAGTTGCACAATGGTTTGGTGAGATGTTCCAGCAAGCATGGGACGGCATTGTTGGTATTTTTAGTGGTTTAGGTGAATGGTTCAACGAACGCTGGAATGATATTGTCAATATATTTACAGGAGTAGGCCAATGGTTTGGTGAGATGTTCCAGCAAGCGTGGGACGGCATCGTTGGTATTTTTAGTGGTTTAGGTGAATGGTTCAATGAACGCTGGAATGATATTGTAAATATATTTACAGGAGTAGGCCAATGGTTTGGCAATATGTTCCAGCAAGCATGGGACGGTATTACTAATATCTTCAGTGTAGCTGGAAGTTGGTTTGGAAATATATGGAATAATATTCAAGGTGTATTCAGTGGTGTAGGCTCGTTTTTTGACAATTTATTTAGAGGAGCATGGAACACTATTACAGGAATTTTTAGTGCAATCCCAGAATGGTTTAGTAATATTTTTAGTAATGCATGGGCAGGCGTACGTGATATTTTTTCTACTGGTGGAAGAATATTTAGTGGTATTGTAGATGGTATTTCTGGAGTGTTTAAAAGAGTTGTTAATGCAATTATTGGAGGCATCAACAAGGTGATTGCTGTACCATTCAATGTAATTAATGGTGCTTTAGATGGATTGCGAGGCATTGAGATTTTAGGTGTTTCTCCATTTGGGTGGTTACCTAGAATTGGAGTTCCACAAATCCCACAATTAGCAAGAGGCGGTATTGTAGATAGTGCTACGTTAGCTATTGTTGGAGAAGCAGGTAGAGAGGCGGTTATGCCGTTAGAAAATAACACAGGCTGGATTAGTGAGTTGGCCGATAAAATAAGTGTGAAATTACCAGCTTATACGGGTAGTGACAAACCACAAAATATTATTTTACAATTGCCTAATGGCAGAGAATTTGCTCGTTGGACAGTTGGTGCTATTAATGAATTACAATCGAATAGCCCATATCCATTACTTAATTTTTAGGAGGTTGTTAAATGTTAAAATTAATAATTAATGGAGTGACAGTAGTCACTCCTAAAACGTTTCAAGTATCTATCAGTGATATTGATGGAGAGTCTAGTCGAAATGCTAGAGGTCAGATTATACGTGATAGAGTAGCTATTAAACGAAAAATAGAATGTGAGTGGGGAATGTTAACTCAATTTGAAATCCAACAAATACTTGCTGCAGTGATAAATGAATTTGTTACAGTTCAGTATCCAGATCCTCAATTAGGAATGGTTACCAAGACTTTTTATGTTGAAGAACGTTCATCTCCAGCGTATAGCTGGAATAATCATTTGAAACCTTGGAGCGGATTAAAGATGAGTCTTATAGAAAGGTAGGTAATCATGCTAAGTACAACAAGAGATTATATTAATACAACACTAGCATCCAATAGACAGTTTCAAGCAAGAGTTATGATGAATGATATTGAGTATACTTCGGATGTTATTTTTAAAATTTCTTATGATTCTTCTATAGCGGATGGAGATAAGTTTGTAGTGGGTGGAGGATTTACAAATACGGTATCTGTTGAATTGTTGCAAATTGTTGAGGGGTTAGTTGAACATACACCCATTAAGGTTTATATTTCGTTACTAGTAAACAATACATACGTAGAGTTACCATTGGGGCAGTTTTATGCTACTGAAATAGTTATTGATAGGAATGCTAACAAGACAACAGTAAAAGCTGGAGATGGAATGATTTTTACTGAAAAGAAATATATAAGTAACTTGAATTATCCGGTTAAGGCAAAAGAGGTATTAGAAGAAATTACGCAATATCTAGGTGTTGAATTAGCTCCACTTTCTAGTTTTAGTGATGACATTATTTCTGATAAACAAAGAGATATTACATGTCGAGAAGCCTTAATTTACCTGGCACAAATTAATGGTGCTTTTTTACGATTTGATAGATATGGAAGGTTAAGTATTGATAAGTTAAACAATACAACAAGAAAAATTAGTAAAGATAATTACTTTTTAAAAGGATTAACAAAGAATGAAATTGATTTTAGATTAAAAGGTATCACTAATACGATTACTGATGATAATAATAAGACCATTACTATGCAGTCTGGATCTGAAAAAGGAGTACAGATGGAGTTAAAAAATCCATGGATTAATCAAACGATTTTAGATAGATTGTATAATGAATATCGGCGATTGAACTATTATCCGTTTGATTTGAACTGGCAGGGTGATGTATCGCTTGAAAGTATAGATTGGGTAACTTTAGAACATTCTGAAGACGAATGGATAAGTGTGCCGTTATTGAGTTATTCTTTAATATTCAATGGTGGTCTGTCTTCTAAAGCAACTGCACGTGCTTCTACACAAAGTCAATCCCCTTATATTCAAAAGGGATTTGTTACAAAAAAAATTGAATTACTGGAAACAATGATGTCTGGTATAAATCAAATGTATTTAGACCAAGAAGATCCAATAGAGCCTAATAATGGAGATAAATGGTTTAAACCAAATGGTACAAATGTTGAATTGTATGAACGAATAGATGGATATTGGGTTAAAAAAGCAGATACGTCAGATTTAAATGAAATTGTAAATAGTTTTAGCAAAGATGAAGTAATTGCTAAGAAACTGTATGGTGCATTAGCTAGTTTTATTGAAATTAATGCTAACAAAATCGTAGCTGGAGATATCGATTTACAACGTTTACGTATTGTAGACGGATCAAAAGAAGTGTTGACAATTCGGGATGGAAGATTGGTAGCTAATTTAGGAGAGGATGTTCCAAAAAAAGTAGATTTGGATCATCTATCTAGTGTTCAAAATGCAACGTATACTAATTTTAGGACTGAAATATTAAAAGAATTAGAGGCTAAAGCAGCAATAATAGATTTGCGAGCGTGGCAACAGCAATATTTGAAATTACAAGAAACTAATAGACAAGATATTGCACAAGCACTTTCTGATTTAATTGCCAGTACAGAAAGGATTAATGGTATTGATGCTAAATTAGGTGCGTTAGCTGTTAGCATGGCATTCATTGATAGATTTGTCAAAATTTCAAATGAGGGTATTATAATTGGAAATATTGAAAATGATTCCTATATTCAAATTAATGACAGTAGAATCACTATGTTTTCTGGTGGTTCAGAAGTGATGTACTTATCGCAAGGTGTATTACATATTAAGCGTGGTGTATTTGTAAATTCTGTACAAATCGGAAAATATGTTTGGATGCAGTATGAAATAAATCCGGATATGATGGTTTTAAGATATGTAGGAGGTTTGTAACATGGCAGTATTTTATTCAACAATAGGAAGTTTAACACTAAAAGTCGAGTATAACTACTCATCACAACATATTAATGAAAATACGTCATTAGTATCATATAGTGTATCTCTAGAAACAGCGTACGGACATTGGAATAAACAAAATATTTCGCAATTAACAATTAATATTGATGGACGCCAAATATATACAGGAATTCATAATTTTGATTTAAGAGGAGTGAATTCATTTGTTCTCAAAAAAGGTACGTATACGGTAAATCATAATAATGATGGAACTAAACTATCTGATATTTATGTGACATTTAATACAGATACTACTCGAATAATGAATTTTTCTGTTAGAGGTAATCTATCGTTACCTAAAATTCCTAGAGCAAGTACATTAGGAGATGTTACAGGTGTATTAGGGAAACAGATGACACTTTCTATACAAAGTTCATCAAATTCATTCGTTCATAATTTAGAGTATAAATTTGGAGAAATAGAAGGCACTATAGCAAGAGGTATAGCAACTAATGTACAATGGACTCCATCAATAGAGTTAGCTAATCAAATTCCTAATGCTCTAAGTGGAAAAGGATTAATTTGGGTTAATACTTATCAAAATAGTAAGCTAGTTGGTACAAAGCAAGTTAATTTAGTTCTATCAGTTCCAGATAGTATGGTTCCAACATTTAATAATATTACGTTGATAGATAGTCATAGTAAAGCTAATACATTACTGCCGGAAAATATTTTTATTAAAGGGATTTCCAATATAAAAGCCACTGTCACAGATGCTATTGGAGTATATGGTTCAAAAATCAATAGCTATAGGATAGAAATTCTCAATAAAGTATCTAATATGACGACTACAAATGGTGGGACGTTAGGATTAATGGACTATACGGGAACGCATAAGTTAAAAGCAACTATTACAGATAGTCGTGGACGAACAGCTAGTAAAATAATAGATATCGTAGTTTTAGATTATTTTAGTCCAGTATTTAGCTTTAGGGCGGAAAGATCAAAGACTGATGTCAAACAGATAGATACTTATAGGCATATTCGTATTGCACCATTAATGGTAAATGGAGTGCAAAGAAATCATATTCAAGTGAGTTTTAAATATAAATTATCTACAGAATCAACATATAAAGATGATATAAATTCAACAGTAAACAATATTATTGAACAAGTTGGATTTCATCAAAGGTTAATTAATAGTTTAAGAGCAGATAAAGCCTATACACTTGTAATGACAGTTTCAGATGCATTTTCAACGGCTAGTTCTGAAATTTTATTGAACTCAGAGAAAGTAGTAATGTCTTATGCTAAGGAAGGAATTGGTATTGGGAAGGTTTGGGAACATGGAAGTATTGACAGTGCTGAAGCCATTTATGCGTTCGATAAACAGATCCAACATCATAAATTAACTGAAAATAATGGAAGTATAAAAGAGTCAAATAAATCTATAAATGATATTAGAGAGACAGGATTTTATTTTGTTAAGAAAGATAATCCAGCAAACTCTCCCTTCTATGGTTTACTGAGTGTTTTTCATACTGGAGGAAAAGAAGCTATGCAGAATTATCAAACGTATGATGGTGCTCGCCAATTTTCTAGATGTAGTAATTATTCGACAGGAGAATGGTCCAATTGGATTGAACTTTCTACATCAGTTAAAAAGCCGTGGATAAGCTCAGGCGTAAGTAATATTTTTTATAAATTAGATGGAAATACTATGCATGTGAGAGGGTATGTTAAATCTACTAGTAGTGGAGTGGTAAAGATAGGAGCAGTACCTAGTCAGTATGTTCCTCAAAATTTGATGTTTGTTGTGGCAGAATGGAATAGTTTTGGAGATAGAAACGTACACCTTCAAGTAGATGGAACAGGAACAATGTCTTTGTTAAATGTTTTATCTAATATGGAGTATTCGTTTAATATAAGCTGGGGAATATAAGAAATTTTATTTTATAATATTATAAAATTACTATAGGAAAACAGTGTATCAACATAAAGAGTTAAGGTGTATATTACATTATAAATATAAACAAGATTATTTAAAGTAGATTGACAATATGATGTTATGAGTAGAGATAAAGGTGGTATGAAAATCATAAAGACTAGTAAAGAAATAATGTTTTTTATAAGAGTCTTTATTGGTCATATTCTGGTTATAAGGAGGAGATAAGTTAGTGCTAAAAAATGATGATAGTAAAAACATAAAAGAATTAGATGGTAATAATGTGGTTGAATCGACGGAATTTTCTTCCAAGTCTACATATAGATTGTTAAATACTAATAATATGAAATTTAATGAATTAATTAGTCATGTTGTTCCTGTTATTGCGTATAAGAAAAATGTAAAAGCAGATAAAAGTTCAAGTATAAATAAAGATTATTCGCATAAATATAGTTTAGATATAGAAAACAACGAAAATATTATTTTGTCTGATAATAAGACAAAAATAAAAATAAAATCCATACACTTTTTAGGTGATATTATTCAAGATAGTAGTTTTATTCATATTGACATTGATACAATTGAAAAATTAAAAGAAAAACTCAGTACGGTTAATGTATACGAATATAGAGATAAGTTACCTGAAACGATATTAAAAAACTTCGCATCAGAGCAAAAACGACTTGGTGAGAAGTACAATGATTTAGCTAGTGTATTTGAAAATATAGCCTCTTCAATCGTATTTGATTTAAAAAATTCTCTGAAAATGATAGAGTTAGATTATACAGAATATACTAAAATTAAGAGAGAGTTAAACACAGATAACTATAATGATGAAGGAAAACAGAATCTTGTACTTGCACTAATTGGTTTAGGTGATTTGTTGTATTATACACAAGAAGAAGTGGATAATTACGTTGATCAACTAAAAAATATTGCAGAAAGATTTAAGAAATTTAGAAGAGAGTAGCACGAGCTACTCTTTTTTTAGGAGGTAAAACAAATGTTTGGAATTTTAAAATATTTAGATGAAGTGGCAAAAAATGAAAATAGCCAAGTGCTCTATTTACTATCACTTGTGGTTGTTGCCATGATTATAGATTTTCTTATGGGGTATTTAGCCGCATGGATAAATAAAGAAGTGGTTAGTCAAAAAGGGGTTAATGGGATTATTCGAAAAGTAGCCAGTATTATGTTGTTAGTATTGGCTGTACCAGTTGCTCCAGTTATTCCGAGTGGCGTAGGAACGGCGGCATTATATGTGTTGTATTTTGGGTATTTAATTATGGAACTATCTTCTATTGTGGAGAACTATAGAAAACTTGGCTTAACTCGTGAAGCGAGTTTATTGGTTAAGTTTTTCGGTATGTTGAATGAGAAAAAGGAAGATAAAAACGAATAG